AGTGTTTGATTTCTGCCACTGGTATATGGCGATCAAGTTCGAATACGAGTCGGAACTTTTTCTTAGTAGGGCGACTGCTTGCAGTACTGTAGCAAACAAAGCGCCAATCACCAACAAGTTTACGTACAAAATCATTTAGGTTCCCATCAATCTCAATGTCATCAACGTCAACAGCTGCCCAACCTGCCCAAGCAACAACGTTCTTGTTGGCTCTAGTAGTATTTGGTTCGTATATAGCTGGCGAAAATAGTTCAGCATCAAGTTTACCTTTCTTAGGCTGCTTTGATAATTCATAAAGTAAAGTTTCTAAATCATCAAATGTTTCAAAGTCCATACGCCTATGAGTTTTGTTATCATAGGCGTATCGCTCTTGTTCTGACCACCAGCGAGGTGGTTTGAATATTGTCATACTAAACATAGTAATACCATATCACATATTTGTCTATTCGTCAACCCAAAATAGAAGTTTATTTGCATTGCGATCAACCGCAGGGTAGTAAATCGACTTCTTTGTTTTCTTCTTGGGACCAGCAACCGCAGGTTGTTCAATGAGTTTTGCAAACTCTTCTAGATCAGCTTGATTACGAAATCGAACTGTGACTTCCTCATACGCACCTTTTGCCTCTTGAACGAACTCGGGCATATCATCCCACTCATATGGTGTTGTATCGTCATCCTCATCAAGTATCATAAAGATGTTTGAGGATACTTTATCTACATTATTGGTTGACATTTTTATTTCTCACATTATTAAAAAAGATTTTAGCGTATTGCTCTTCGGTAATTTGCTTTAGTTTCATATTGTATGGATTGACACCTTTGTTGATTTTAAGGTCAGGCTTCTTGATTGGTTTTTGAATGAAGCCACTGTAATCTACATGATGATGATTTCTGCCATACTTCTTTGTGATCTTCACAACGTCTGGATGCATATCAGCAAGTGATTGCGCAAACTCCATACGATTGTCAAAGTCTTTTTGATCACCAATCTTATAGATTTCTTCTGTATTCCCACCAGACATTGTGTGTGTCGCTGCTTTGCCTGCCAGAGCAAAGTTATATAGGAATGTGCAATACCCATCTTTGAGAATACGAAGACTCAAATCAGTATCTTCATTGTATTTCCCACGCCAGCGGTGATCAATATCATTTGAATTCAAGATACAACTGTATACGCGCGTATTGGTGTAGTAAGGTGGGCGAACCTGATCTGACGGACAGAAGAATCGATAGTTAAGACCAGATTGCTTTACGTTTGTATAGCGGTCTGTAAAGTCCTCACAGGCTCTAAACAGACCGCCATTGGTAACAGGACGACGAAGATTTCTATTCAAACGATAGAAATAGCGAATATTATCATCCATAATCCAGTGACGTTCATGACCTTCTTTGATTGAATGCTCCCACACCCAGTTGCGGGCAGGAATGCCACCACCGACACGACCTTTAGAGTCAGGTCTTGCAAGTGTTGGATCATCTCTGAAACCAGTCGGTAGCGTGAGAATCTTTTTAGGATCAATTACGGCTGCATAATCGTCATATTCAGATTCTTCAACCACAATACGATAAGCGACATTCATCTCCTCAAGTGTCTTAGAAGTCTGCCGTGAATCCGCGCGACCTTTAGAAATGATGTAAATTGGATATTTTGGATCGTGTTCTGTCATAATATTTCCGTGCTGTTTGTCCCATTATAGCATTATATAGGATTATTGTAAATATCTATTCAATCACATTCTGTAATTTTGGGATTACAATGCAATTCGAAATATGTTGATACGTATTCCCAGCCAAGATTTTCAACACCCTCTTCATATTCTTCAGAGTAGACTTCTTCGATTTCAGCAACAATCGACTCCTGATCTTCTTCGGAAATCTCTGTCTGATAAGAGCTTACTCTCCAGAATTCCCAACAACCATCGTCACACTCAATCATCTCGGCGTCTTCATAGTCTTCTGTGATGTCAACGAAGTCATCTGCTTCGCTTGGTAGCAATTGAGATTTTACCATTTCGACTAGGGACGTATTTGGATCAAGATATTCTTTATCTTCTTCCCCATCCCAAATCGTATGACCGTAGTCTTCAGCCCACTCAAAGATAGCATTTTCGCCATCATAGCCTTTCGACTTGATATATTCCAAAGCTTCTTCTTCGGTCTCGGGAACAGAGAATCTAAAGGATCCCCATCGCCAACCAAGCTCTTTTCGGAGAAAGATTGTGTTATCATTCTCATCTTTGCGTTTGAATAATGTGAATTCGACAAGAGACTTTTTATAAGTTGGCTCTAACAGAAAATGTTTCATAGGTCACTTTCTTTCACAAAAACACCATCAATCATCTTGCCCTTACGATCTTTGATATCATCATACGCAACTGCAAGACATTCTTCCATTGTTAGATTATTGCGTGTTGCAATATTAATAAGAACAACCATCATATCTCCGATGTCATCTCGGATATCACGACCCTTACAGATGTTGTCTGATAGTTCGCCTGCCTCTTGGATCAATTTCATATACTGATCTTTGTCAGTGCTGCCGTCAATCAAGTTGCGGTCACGGTGCCATTGGGCGATTAGTTCTACATAGTTTTCCATAGTATAGTTCCTTTATATTAAGAGAAAAAGTCGTCTAGTGTCATACGGTCTTCTGGCGACCAACCAACCGCGTCTAGAATCGGTAGCAGTGGGTCAATAAAAGTTTTTTCGAATTGCTTTTCGTAATCAATGTATTTGTGCAGACCCAGGTCTTTTGGAAGATACTCTGGAAATGAGATAACATTTTCTTTAATAGGATTAGGCTGGATCATATAACAAAACTTGATTTTATCGCCATTATTGATAAGTGTATGAGTCTTATCTAAGGACTTGTCTTTGATTGCTTTGTTGTATAGAAGAGAGCCTCGAACATGAATAGGAGTGCCTTTCTTATAAACAAGCTGGCGATCTGACCAGTCCGTGATGTTTGTCACGCCGCGAGGAAAGGAGATATCTTCTGGTGGCAGACCATAGAAATACTGACGAAAATCTTTGATAAATTTCTGTGTATCATTCTCAGTTCCATTAATAATAACGTGAAAGATATCTTTGAATTTCTCACGAACAGCCGCAGGAGTTGAAGATTTAATAGCTTCAATACCCATCATCTTAATCTTTGGCTCTTTGTATTGAACACCTTCAGAGTTGTGAACGTTTAGGATGTATCTCTTCTTGGCAGTCCAGATGCCGCGATCAGCAATGACTTCACGCGCCATGACCATACGTTTGTCATATGCATTCATATGCTCATAAAGATCATCATACGACTTTTCAAGAAATGGAATAAAATGCTCATTACAAATCTTATCAAGTGCATTTACTGGATCAGTTGGTTTCAGTTTCTTAACAAAAGAACCAAAATTAACATAAACCGAGTCAGTATCAATCGCAATAACATAATCTTTGTTCTTAGTCTGAAGAATCTTATTCATTTCGGCGTTGATAGCACGTTCTGCCCAACGAATGGTCAGCTGACCAGACAATGTGATGCCTTCTGCCATTCGCATATCAAAGTAACGAAAGTGCTGATTACCAAGCGCGCCATAGAGTGAGTTAAGAAGAATTTTAATCGCCATCTGACGGTTTTCAAGTTGATTGATCTTGCGCTCAAGTTCAACAGTTTTCATAATTTGATACTGTTGCTCTGCTTCAAGCATTTCTTTCTTGACTGTTTTACGTTCATTGTAATAGTCCACAATGATCTTAGGTAGAAAACCAGTTCTATCTTTACGATATGAAGAGCCATTCGCTGCAACTGCAAGACCCAAATCAATGGCTCTTTGATCAACTGGATTATCCAGATAGTGATCAACACCAGACATATATGTTCCATCAATACCAGCGACAAGAGTTTCTGGTGACATGTTGTATTGAACAATCAAGTTTGGATACAATGAGTTAAGGTCAAAAGAAACAACCCAGTCGTGTGAACCAACATGCGGCTCTTTCACATAACCGCCAGGATATGGATTCTTAACCTTCTTTTCGCTTGGCGGAACAGCAATCTTGGCTTTATGCAGTTCTCGGTAGATGATGCTATCCCAGATAGCAGTGGTTCCCATCGTGTCTTGATAGTTCACGCCGCCGCGATACGCCATAGTCAAAGTAAGCGTAATTAGATCCATCTTTTCATCAATACGCTCAACAAGTTCAACGTCTTTGATGTTATAGTCAATATATTTCTGATAGTTTTCTGTATATAAGTTTTGCAGACTGCCATATTCTTCATATGAAAGTTTGCGCTCACCCAGAACTGTGTGTGCAATGTGATCAAGCTTATATGATTCTTGTGTGCCATATGAATAACCAAACTTTTTGAATAACTCAATATAGTCGAGTGTCGCAATACCTTTGATATCAAATGATGTTGTAGGATTACCAAACTGCATAATGTTGCGTTGATCAATTAAGTTCCAAGGCGATAAAGACCGAGCTGCTTTTTCTGATCCAAGTAAAATAATGCGATTAATCAGATATGGAATATCAAAGAAGCGAATGTGCCAGCCAGTCAGAATATCTGGATAGTCTTTCTTCCAGAATTCAATTAGCATAACAAGCATTTCAACTTCATTCTTGCCTAGGTGCTCTTGGATCAACAGATGTGACATTTCGGACTTGTCTTTGTCCCACTCACCAAAGTGAAAAACGTGATACACTTGAGACTTACTGGACTTGATTGTAACAGCTGTGATAGGATGTTTGGCTTCTTCTGGAAGAGGAAAGCCATCTTCTGAGTGAACTTCAATATCAAAGTTGAACACATTAACATTAGAACGTTTGAATGCGATATCATTCGGAAACTTTTCAGTGATAAACTGATGGATGAAGTTGGAAGTGCCATACATCTCGGCGTTTGAGATTTCATCATACTGTTTTATAGCGTCTTTGGCTTCTGCCATACTTTCAAACTGTATAGGACTCACTGGCTTGCCAGTTAGAGTTGTCCACTCAGTGGGATTCTGAGTGGGAACAAACATAGTGGGTCTAAATTTGTATTTGTGTTGGACTGGCGTTCCGTTATCTGTATATCCACGATACAAAATTTGATTGCCGTATCGACTAACGTTTGTGTAAAAGGTCATAGCATCTCCATAATTAAAATAAGTATATCACGTGTTCGAGTTATTGTAAACCATAATCATAGGAACCAAACGCCCAATATCTCTCCTTACACCACCAACACTCTTTACATGGGCTTTCTGAACTTACAACACAACTGCTGGTAATATACGACATATCTTCTATACCAAATTTTTTATATTGTGCTGCAATAAATTTTTTATCAACCGGTGCCCAAGGTAAGGCATCATGTTCCTTTTCGCCTAGCTCTATTAACTGTTTGCCTTTATAGTGTTCGGATACTGTTGGTCTTTCATCTTCTGGCATCCCTTGATTTGTTCCAACAATTACAACTTCACACTTTCTATGATCTCCCATGTATTTTCTAACAGGAGCCATTAATACGTCTTTAGACAAACCTCTATCAGGCTGAGAATGTACACTAATCTGCAAATCTTTAATACATTGCCCACCCGGATGCTTTCTAACATAATCAATTACGTTTTCGGCGGCAATATATGATTTTACTTCTTTTTCTTCTAAATCGTATACTGTACTAGGCCATATATTAACCGAATCAGATTGTCCTCTTTCGTGAAGCATTTTAACTAAACAGAATAATATTAACGATGAGTCAGCCCCGCCTGACATTTGTAGTCCTATATTTTTGTAATGCCTTGGAAATCTATCAAAAAAATCCAATACAATACCGTCGTGTTCTAAAATCATTTCGTATCCCTAAAGTGTCTACTCATTTCATTGTGTCTGTCAACAATATCTAACAATCTCTCTTGTGCTTCTACCGCAGTGTCAAACTCAAAGCCGTCATTTACGTGATTAATGATTGTCCAGAATTGTTCTTTATCCATTGATGTCATACAATAGACAGACATTGCCGCCATCATAAAATCAAATTCGGATAAGTCGCCGTATAGGTCTTCATCTTTTTCAGACATAAAAATACCTCCGTATTGCTACAGAGGTATTTATTATATTTTATTTAATCTTTTGTAGAAACGAAAGAATACATTTCTTTTGCTTTTGCCATTAGTTCTTCTGTGGAATACATCTTATAAGCTTCTTTCAACTTATCTTCAATGTCTGTACGAGCTTTCTCACCTTCAGCAACCATGTTCTCATAGAACTGAATGTTCATCTGATATTGCTGGTCGAGATATTCTTTAGCTAGTTGTAGCATATCTGCGCGAATTTCGAATGGATTCTTGTTGCTCATTTTGTCACCTTTGCCATAGCTTCACCCACTGCATTCGCAAAATCTGTAGTTGATTTTGCAGCAAGTTTAGTGAATTCAGTTTGAGATTTGATAAAATCATTAAGAGGCTTGCTCATTGCCTCATCTTTAACCCAAGTATCTACAAAGATTTTCTTTGCATTTTGGACCATGTCGATAAACATATTTGTCATATAATCGTTATTCATTTTAGTTCTCCTGTGTGTGATGTCATTATAAAACGAAAAGGGGATTATGTTAACCCCCTTTTACATTATTTTTTTGTCTTTAGAGCTGTTAACGTTGAAGCGCAATTTCTAGCTTCTTCGTGGTAACCTAGACGCTGAAGCTCAGCTATCGCTCTGGCATATCCAATAATTTCAAAGGTTCTGAGAAGAGCCTTTCCGAAACTACCGAATGGATTGACAACGTAATTCATAGCTAATGCAGTCATATTATACCCAACCTTTTAGATTTTTGTTGGTCATGCTATGAACTGTATCATAGATTTCACCTCTGGTAAGACCTATGTCATTCAACTCGCGATCAGTAAGAGCACGAAGCTCTTTGATGGCTTGATTGATTTCACGTTGCGTTTGGTACTTAGTTTTTAAATCCGCCAGAATATTTAGAATTTCTCTGACTGGATTCTGTAAGTAGTTCTGGATTGTTAGTATGTGGTGTGTCATGATTGACCTCGTTGTTTCCGATTGAAATTTTACGAGGACGCTGATCTTCTGGGACTACATACTTCAACTCAATTGCTAGTATGCCGTCTTGAATATCTGCTCCGTGCACTTGCACGTGTTCAGACAATCTAAAGGTGCGTTTGAATTTCTTCGTAGAAATACCACGGTGAATATACTCGCGACCTTTGGAAACATGATCACCTATTACGGTAAGGGTTCTATCGTGTAGCTCAATATCGATACCATCTTTACTGAAACCAGCTACTGCCAGTTCAATTAGATAATCCGATTCACCTGTTTTAAGGATATTATGAGGAGGATAGTTATCGTAGGCATGCTTTGTAACGTGATCAAGTTCTTTAAAGAGGTGATCAAATCCTACAAAGGCTGCAGGTGGAAATGCTGTTGTGTTGATTCGTCTGCTTGTCATTTTGTTCTCCTTTTTCAAGCAAGAATATTAAGAGCCGGATGATCCGCACTCAAGTGTATTTATAAAAAATTACTCGTTACGCACTATAATAAATTTATTTATTACCAATATTATACTTAGGACACAGTTCCCATTGGTCTTTCTCTTTATGTGGAATGATCTTGATTTGACGTAGTGGCGCCAATTCTTTGCTATCGTCTTTTTGTGCAAAAGAAATTAAGCCCCAGTCACTTAGAAGTGTGGCAATTGTGTTACGTCTTGACACATCATTTTCTTCAAGATTTGATTTCTTGCCGTCGAGCAAGAAAAGTTCTTTGAAATGCACAATGAAATATCTACCCTGCTTGTGCAGAATATGACACGATTGATATAGTTTTTTGTCTTTGCGTGATGCAACACCAATACGTGTTAGTGTTTCTCTCACTTTTAAAAAATCATCAGGCTCTTGGAGTAATACCTCGAGCATATCAGATGGAGTCCACTGGACATTATTATTTTCTTTTTCCACCTTTACTTACCTTTTCTCTCAAAATTTTAATCTGATCGGATGTTAAGAGAGGTAAGACTTGGCGAGCTTTATCATTACTATAGCCATAATATTCTTTAACCACTTCAACATCATTAATCAATTCAGGTTTGTTCCATTTAGAAAAGCGTTTGCGTTTCCTAATGATATTTATAAGAAAATGATATTGTAGTTTGTTATCAAGATGAAAGAGACGATTCATTTCATTTGCCATTAGAACTGTATCGTTAAAGTAAGAAAGAGACTTGTTGACCATATATGATGAATATGACTTTTCTGCCAAATCATCAATCATAATATCTTTTTTGGTAGAGTTAATAGAGTTTACATATTCAAAAGGATTCATTCAATTCCACCATCAATAGAAGGCCACATAACACGTTCAATGCGCTCTTCTAGTTTCTGTTTAGTAAGAGCAGTTGACTCGCCGCGCATAACATCTGTTTTATCATAATACAACTGAGGAACAGTCTTATGGCCAGCATTCTTGAACCACTCCATAGCAGTTTCGCTATTAGATATATTCACTTCCTGATAACTCATTCCCCATTTATCAAGATTTTTCTTTAGGTTCTTGCAATAGAAGCACTGATCTTTTGTGTAAATTGTAAGCATAATATCTCCTAGAAAGCTGTGATGGCTTGAACAACAGACTGCATACGCATAACGTCCATTACAATATCATGTCGTGGATCGTGATGAACAAAGTGTTCTTCAAGACCATCAGGAATAAAGTTGTTTTTAAGACCAGAACCAAATGACATACCTTCAATATAACTGATAGTATCTCGAACATCCCACCAAGGATAGGGCTCAGTTTTGCCTGTGGCCGCCATAATAGAAGACACAAACATTGGATCAAAGGTGTTACGGCGAGTAAACACTTTTTTAAGATTTACTGGTTTATTCACAACAATGAGATCATACAAATCAGCAATAGATTGGTCCATTTCAGATGGTTCTAAGACAGCCTTGGCTTGCTCATTTTGCTTGCCCCACCACTCAAGCGTATCTTTTTGAATCTTGCGTCCGTATGTCTTTACCTGATCAACAACATCAAATTTGATAAACTTACAGTTTTCAAGCAATTCGTGATACGAATAAGGCAAGTCGCTGTTGAAACGAACCTCCGCATAGCTCAGCATAGCAAATGATAATACAACACCATCATGTGGATTTGAAGATAGAGTTTCGAAATCAAAGATGATACAATCATCTAGTCCGCGATAAGCACTCATTGGATATTTACCTCTGCCATAATTTCAGTCATACAAGCGACCAAGTTAAGCTCTTGGTCCATAACAAAAGCTGCTTTATATTGATATTCGCCAAGGATCAATACAAGCTGTGGAATACTCGCGGGAGCGACTCTATCGTACATACGATCATAGACACCACGAATAATCGCAGGTGTGTCAAGATCAAGATTGTTTACAACCCAAGAGCGCATTTTCTTAAAGTCTTTTGTTTTAATACAATCAAACAATTCATCAAACTGTTGGTTTGAGCCACCTTTAACAGATGATACTGTAAGTGTTTTTGATGTTGAGTTGCGCTGCATTTCATTCAGCACACGGCGCCAATCAGGTGCGTGTTTCAGAATAATTTCAGCAACATCTTTTTCTTGATACGTCACGCCTTCTGCATCAAGAATAACTTTAGTGCGTTCAAGCATTTGACCAGCAAGTCCTGCTAGGTCTTTCTTTGTTGTGTTAAACTCATACACACCACACCGAGAATGCAGTGGTTCAATGATACGATTTTTAAAGTTACAAGTCAAGATGAATCGACAATTATCAGAGAATTGTTCGATAAATCCACGCAACGCAGGTTGTGTTGACTGTGCGTTTAGGTAGTCTGCTTCGTCAAAAATGACAACTTTGTAACCACCCTGGAGTGATACAGTAGAAGCAAACTGCTTAATCTTTCCACGCAACGTATCAATGTTACCGTCTTCGGATGCGTTAATAACAATATAATCAAGACCAAGCTCATTACATAGAGCTTTTGCAACAGTTGTTTTTCCAAGACCGGCAGAACCAGAGAAAAGCATGTTCTGCAATTCTCCAGTTTTTACCATTTCTTGAAATGTCTTTTTCATTGCTTTAGGAAGAATAGTCTCTGCAATAGTCTTCGGGCGATATTTTTCCACCCACAAAAAGTCTTTAGACATTTATACTCCAATCAAGAGATTCATAATATAGTAGGGAGTGATTTATTCTTCTGCCGCAGCTGCTTGTGCCTGAGCTTCTGCCATAGCAACAAGTTGGACACATTGATCACGCAATTGTCCGATAGTAGTGAGTTCTTCTCCTCGGAAGCCGCCACGTTGCACAACAGTGTCAATTACTGCCATTGTGCTACGTGCCACGCGGCTTGAGATTTCAATCATTTGTTCGTTCATAGTAAGCTCCATATGTTTATCTGCATATTATACAATGTTTTAAGTAGTTTGTAAACCGTAGTTTTTCATTTTCGAGAAGTTTTTATCCTTGAAGAATTCAAGTTTGTTCTTAAACTTGCCCTCAAGAATTTCGCCTTTGTGGCTGATAACGAATACATTTGTATCCTCACCTAATGTATACAATATTTTCATTAGATTATCTACCCCGTCATGGTCAAGAGACGAATCAAATGTTTCATCTAGAACCAAGAGATTTGTTGCCACAGAATTTTTCATCTTAGCAATCTGACGCCAAGTGAAGAGAAGTGCCAAGTCAATGCGCTGTTTCTCACCTTCTGAGAATGATGCATAGGAGAATGCGTCACGATGGCGTGATCGAATCGTCTCTTGAAATGCCTCGTCCAGATTGAAGTGAACAAAGAAGTCAAGAACCTGCAAATATTGATTGACAAGTTTATTAATGATAGGGATGTATTGCTTAATGACTTTGGTCTTGATACCAGTATCTTTCAGCATTTCGCCCATAACAGAGTTATATGATGACTCCTCATTCAATACGAGACGTTGCTCCATGAGACCATTCATAGCTTCTTTCATTTCGGATAGTTCGTCATTAGCCCCACCCAGATCACCAGTTCTGCTATCAAGTTTGCCAATTGCAGAATTTAATGACATAATAGTGCCTTGCAAACGATTGATTGCTTGGTTATTCACATTGATTTCTGTCTGGGCAGATCGGATAGCTTCATAAGTTTCTGTGAGCTTAGAAATATTCTGATCAATGCCAGATGCTTCATCTTGAATTTTCCTAAGAGCACTATCAAGTTCGGCTGCTTTTGACTTCGCGGCTTTCAGTTTACTTTCTCTTAGATCATTCTCAATTGCTTGTGTGCAAGTTGGGCAGTCTGTATTTTCCTCATAGAATTTAGCATCACTAACAACACTTTTGATTTGTGTTGCGAACTGAGTTTTATATTGTAGCAATGCAGTTTTCTTAGAGTTTGCACTATCCAGAGCCTGATGGTTCTTTTCGCTCTCGGCTTCCACAAATGCACCAAGAGCGTTGTTTGCTTCCTGAAGACTTTTGATTTCTGCCTCACACTCAGAAATTTGAGAATTCTTTGAATTGATTTCTTCATCATTGATCTGTGTGATATCGCGGATGTATTTCTTCTGGGAATCAATCTGATTCTTTTTGATGTCCAGTTGATACGCAATATCTTTTAACTTTTCTTTGAGAATGGATGTCTTTTCCTTAATGATTGTATTCATTTTAGAAAAAACATTAATATCAAGCAAGTCTTCAATCACATCACGGCGATGTTGTGCCGATAGCTGCATAAAAGGAATGAAACTACTGCTACCAAGCACAACGATCTGATGGAACGACTTGTGGTTGAGTTTGATGATATTTTGCTCAAGGAGTTTCTGATACTCTTTTGCATGTGAGTCCTGGTTGATCATATCACCATTCTTCCAAATCTCAAACACATTTGGTTTAAGACCGCGGACAACTTTATAGTGTGAAGAGCCTACAGAAAAATCAATCTCTACCACACAGGCTTTGTTGTTGATACTGTTCACAAGCTGAGGTTTGTTGATGTTGCGGTGCGGCTTACCAAACAATGCAAAAGACATAGCGTCCAGCATTGTTGATTTACCAGCACCATTGTGACCAACAATCAATGTTGATTTATGCGAAGTCAAATCAATTTCAGTAAAATCATTTCCCGTGGACATGAAGTTTTTCCAACGAAGGGTTTTAAACACAATCATTATGAGATTTCCAGTGCTTGTGCCTCTGTAAGCAAGTTACGCATAGACATTTTCAATTTATCTTTATCAAGTTCTGTGTCAACTGCATCAACATAACTGTCCAACAATTCGGTTGTTTCTTCAACTGACACCGCTTCGTCCTCAACATTCTCACCAAGAAACTCATTAAAATTCTCTGCAATCTTGAGGTCGTGAATCTTTTGTTGTTGTATTTTATCAATAAATCTGTCAAATGTAAATAGGTCAGTTTTATTAATTACAACAACTTTGACAAACTTGCCATCAAGATGACTAGTATCATACACACTATAGTCGTTTCGGGAATCATCGTAATTAATCCTTTCAAATAACGTATGTGGATTTCTTACGTCTGTCAGTTCCCGAGACTTTGTGTCTAGAATGTGAAAGTGTTTTGGATCGTGAGCATCAGACCAAGTAAATTCTAGTTGTGATCCAAGATATTTGATGTTGTCTTTTTCAGATGCGGTATGAAAATGACCAGAAAGAACTTTTTCAAATTTCTTAAATATTGAATGATCCATACCATGAACAGACTTCACACCTCGCAACACTTCGAAACCTTCAAGTTCTAGGTGACCGCCGAGCCAGTCTGCTTTACACTTCTGAATAAATTCTATCGATCTTTCGTGATTCTCTTGATTAACCCAAGGTAATAGAGCAAACTTAAATCCATTTAAATCTAGAACTGTTGGCTCCATATGAATAGTCACTTCGCCCATATAATGACCAAGCAATTCTTTCAATGCATTTAAATCATTCGTATTCTTGTAAAACACATCATGGTTACCAGGAATGATATCCATATGAATATGATGCTTACGAAGTTTATCTAAAAAAGATTTGCGAAAAGAATGAAGTGCCTTAAAATTGATAAACTTGCGATTATCAAAAATATCACCCAAATGTATAATACGCTTAATATTGTTCTCAATAAGATACGGAAAGAAGATATCATTATAAAACAAATTGGCGTTATCTGTGAAAATGTCAGATGAGTTTCTGACACCACAGTGAGTATCATTTAAAATTGCAATTTTCAATCAATCAATCCTCAAGAAATTCACTTAGATCAGAATCAGCTGGAGATGGTGTGCGTTTCCTCTTGACCTTTTCTTTTTTCGCATACTCTTTTACCTCAGTGTCAAATTCTTTTACTTTATCAATGCGACCTTTCAGCATGTCAATAAAGCCTGCACCAGATGCCTGACTCATAGAGTCGCCGTTTGGATTTTCAAGGAAAGTTTCAACACCAGACTGTGAGATATATTTCATCTTGATGTCTTGTTGCTTTTTCTCTTTCGCAATACGGCGCAAGAACGCATACCAACAAATCTGTGTGAAGTATGCGAATGCGTTTGGCTTACCGCTACGTGTTGCTGCCTCTAGATTGTAGTTAAGGACTGCTTTCAAACAATTTTCAACGCCATCCATGACCATTTCTTCGCGATATGTGTAACGAATGAAATTGCCTTTGTGCGAAAGACCTTCTGCAATTTTGAGAAAACACATTGCGATATAGTCAGGCACATTGGGAATTGTGTCTTCACATTCCTGTGCTTCACGAACTAATTTTACATACGCAACAACAGCTTCACTAAATTCTCTGTTGTTGACGTAATGAGGTTTATCTTTTGGTTTCATTATATACTCCTAGCATATTTCTACTATTGTATCATAGTATCAGAGGGTTGTCAAATAAAAATATTTTAATAAAAATGCATTTTATGGGTTGACATATCCAAAAATGTTGTTATAATAAAGAAGTCAGTTTTGAAGTGGGTGGTATACTAGTGTAACTTTGGTTTAAACTTCACAATATTTGGATCTTTTGGATCATCATCATCGTCTGTATCTATATCAGATTCTTCATCTTCTAATTTGAACTGATCGATGTGAAGTGCGTATTGCTCAATAACTTTTTTATCAGGAATTACTGCACAAATAACAGCACCAGAATTAAGAGCAAGTAGTTTGTCTGTCTCATATTGATGCATCATAAATGGTCTGAAGGTATAGAATCTTACTTGATTTTCAAAGTCTTCTGTGGATACCAAAGAGTATGCACTTTTAACGAATAGAATCTCCTCATCATATTCATTGAATTCTGAAGTGACAAGATCACATAAAATCTCTTCACCTGTGATTAGTTTTAACTGTCTTACATTCATTCTTTTAAATCAATCTCATAAATTTTGTAATCAAATTCTTGTTTAGCATACATTTTGATCCTTTCGGCGGAGTGTTCTAGTGTATAGTTTTTACGTCCTTTCCAGTGTAAGTCATCAGCAATATCGAATAACTTTGCTACTGCTCCATCGTCTGATTTCCTGAGTCCACGTCCGATTGATTGGAGGACTCTGATTTGAGACTTGGATGGGGATGCAAATACGATATTGTGCAGATTACGAATATTAATCCCAGTGGAAAAAGTGCCAAGACTAGCAACAATGATAGCATTTTTTTGTGTCTCCACGATTTTGCGAATAGCTTCTCTGTCGGATGTGTCTGTCTCGCCTGATACAAAGAACACTTTGCGTTTTTCGTGCGCTCCATTTCGAATCATATCAAAGAGTGGTTTACCATGTTTATCCACATAGTTGAATAGAACAAGCGTGTTGCCATCCAGATCAAGCGTCAAGTTAGTAATAAGTCTATTGCGAGCCTCGTTCTTAACAATAAAATCAATCTCTGCTTGATAGGTTTGCTTGCCCCAGTTTTGTCTAATTTCATCTGAGTATTTAAGAAGCAACACGCTGATTTTAAGTTTGGCTAGTGTGTTTTCGTCTTGCAGTTTCTTTGTGGTCGTTACATTATATATCTTACCAAAAAGCCCTTGTAATACGAGTTCGTGGGTTTGAGAACCATCAAGCGTGCCTGTTGTTCCCCAACGATATTCTGCTTCTTTGCATTTATCCATAATAGTTGTTAGAGATTTAGATTTGAACCCGTGACATTCATCACCAATGACAGCACCAAATTGCTCAAACCACTGCGGCGGTAGTTTGTAAATTGACTGCCAAGTTGAAATGATGATTTCTTTGTCTGTGTTCTTATCTCGTCCAGAATAAATCCTGTGGACGCAGTCTTCAACAGGCATTCCATAGTCTGCGAAGTCGTTGTACATTTGCTCAACCAGCGAAGTCGTTGGGACAATAACCAAGACTTTCCGATCTGCCTTCCTGAGCGAAAGTAAATATCTTTGGACGAGTGTGTAGATGATAAGAGATTTGCCAGAACCTGTTGGTGAGATAAGTACTGCTCTTTTTCTGTGTAGCCCTTCACAAACTGCGTCAAATTGGTAGTCTCGTATTCCAATTGGAGCTCCTCTTGATTGTAGCTTTAGATTATCTATAAATAGTTTTATGTCTTCTGGATTCACATCTAATTGTGCATCTGGTCGACCATAATAGTTGTTGTGTTCTACTTCAATAGTATAATCGCGAGGCTTTGCAAACTCATACAAAAATGGAAACAAACCAACAGGTAGCTCCATCTTCATAATATTGAAGAGACGAATCTTCCCATCCCAGACTTTATTTTTGTATGCTGGCATAAATTTGTAGCCAGGAACATAGAATGAAAAGAATTCGCTCAATTCATTCGCAATGCCGTAGTCACAATTAATGTGCATAACACTATGATTTTTATTTTTGACTTTTAGGATATCCATATGATCAACTCTAATAATGAATGGGGCAAACTTAAAAAAGTAATATTAGGAAGCGCTGAGAATTTTAACTTTTCTACAACGGATGCAGAATACAACAAACTGAAGAGTATGCCAAAAGGCCCTGCTTCTGATACTAGTATATATCAGACAAACAAAGCTCTGGATTTATTTCAAAAAGAGTTGGAAAAATTAGATGTTGAAGTTTTAAGACCAAAATCATTAGATTATGTTTCTATGGATGGATTTGGTTGTTATTGTCCTCGTGATATTGTGTTGGTAATTGGAAATAAAGTTATATTAACCCCAACGATATGGAAGAAAAGAAGATTGGAGTGGAATTCTATTCTGCATCATCTGGGAAATGATGTTACAGTGGTTGATGATCCGGAAGTGATGTTTGATGCAGCCAATATCATACGTTGTGATAAAGAAATATTGTATCTTGTGAGTTATTCTGGTAACGAAAAAGGTGCAGATTGGTTACAAAATTTCTTGGGTTCTGATTATAAGGTCCATAAACTTAAAGCAATCTATAAAGGTATGCATTTAGATAGTACAATAGTACCTCTGAGAGAAGGACTTGTAATGCTAAACTCAGAAAGAATTTCATCGAATCAATTACCAGACTTTATGAAAAGTTGGAATAAAATATGGATTGAAAAGGATGATATGATTCAACCAAAAGGTTGGGATCATATGACCAGCAATTGGATAGGAATGAATATTTTAAGTTATGATGAAAACGTTGTAATTTGTGATAGCAAACAACATAATTTAAGAAAAAAATTATATAAATATAATATAGATACCATAGGAGTAAATTTGCCAGATGCAAAATTATTTATGGGAGCACACCATTGTGTGACATTAGACTTACTGAGGGAATAAAATGACAATTAGCGTAAAAGAGACAATTATCGGAAAAACAGAGGTTTCTGGATATCCAAGACAGACTACTCTTGATGGGTTTAAAGCTCATGTGATGCAACAGGCAACATTTTCAGATTCAGATTATTGTGCATATATTGACACTTTAAACAATCCTGTTTGGATTGAATATAAAGATGCATTTAGATCATTTACGATAAGTGATGAAACCTGGGACGAAATCACACAGACTTATACAAGAGTTAAAACCTGGGACGACCAACATACATATGATATGTTACAAATTTTTAATGGAACAGTTGAAGAGAGTGATGATATGCTCGATATGTATGAAAAGTATACTACTGCCGTAAGAGAAGTTTTAAATACTTAACTCCCAGCTTCAAACATTCTCCAGCGAATCATATTGCCAATCGTTTGATGGCGCCACTTAATATTATCCACGATCTCAGTTAACGTTTCTACAAGCGTTTTGAGTTCGTGGATAGCTTCTTCCGACTTCTGAATATCAATGTCTGCATCATAGTAGTAATCCATTTCGCCTTTCAGAACCTTAAGTCCCTTAAACGGATCAAATTCCCACCCCTTCTCTTCAATTTCGTCTTGGCTCATTTTACCATTGTAATAGAGCCACTTATCTTTCAACAAAAGTTTTTGTTGTGAGATTGCCCTGCGGTGCATCATCTTTGCTTCTGCCAAATATGGCAGATACTTTGCGTGAAGTTTTGGTGTTTGGCGAGACGCTTCATCCAAGGATGTTCTGTCAATCTCTGAGTCTTTTTCCCACATTGTGAGAACTGGTTCAAGATATTTCATAGTATACTCCTAATGCTTTAGTGCATTATATCAAATTAGTCTGAGATTGTAAATGTTGTGAATGCGAATGTGATAGGAAATGTGATGTATGTGACATTGTCCACAGTCGATTGAAAGTTGACTGCACCTAGGTTGATTGGAAATGCACCCTTATAGACGATAGTATCTATCTGA